ACTGGCGGAAAAGATGACATAAAGGCGCTTACAGCGAAGCTCACCGCAGCTAGAGCCGCTGGCAACACTGACGCGGCAAGATGGTATGCATTGGCGCTTGCTGAAGCTACAAAGAAGCCATAATAAAAACACAAAGATTATGTCACTGCAAAAGCGTCCTGAATATCCGTCAATGCAATCATTGAATATGTCGGAGGCTGACGTATTCGAGTACGGCAATATAAATTTAAATCTACGGCCAATAGTAAAACTCAAAAATGGACAAATTGCAACAATACTTTCAATAACTATAACCGAAACTATTTCAACAAGAACGTGTTTCACCCTAATTCCAACAATTAGCGACGACGGTGTCGTGCTGCCAGAAAAAGAAGCCAAATTAACATATACCAAAAGCGGTAGGCATCTAGGAAAGTTTTCAACTCTCAAAATTGCCAATACATATGCTGCTGCATTATCAAAACAAGAGAATCGTCGCTATGTGGAGCAGGTCAAGAATAATCCCGACTATCTGGTTGGTGATAAAACCTGGTACCCGATTGACCAAATTATTGAGCCTTCAAATAGAAACCTCGGAGGCATTTTGCAAATAACCGACCTATACGGTGCGGCTGCAGATGACTTTAAAGAAAACTTGATTTCTGTTGGGGTTAGTTACACGATGGACCTGAATCCAGAAATAACAATAGAAATAATCGATGAAGACTACAAGATGTTTGATTCTAATTATTTCGTGATACGCCGAGACGTAACTTATCGAAATAGAAGATATGAGATAGCTGATGTGTCCGCAAAACCTGGACCAGGTGGAGCTCCGACCATTGTAATCAAAGCTAGAAATAAAGCTATTCAGCAAATGAGGCGCGATAAATTACCGAATTCTGTAACTGGTGGTTCTGGGTATGAATACGCAGGAAACGCTGCAAAGAAATTTGGGCTTCAATTTGTCGGCCAGCAGTCTGCAAAAACCAAATCGACATTCAAGGCAAGAACGGGCGATGGCGAAGAATCGGTTTGGGATGTTTTAACAAGAACCGCTGGAGATAATCAATTTGTCGTATTCGAGGTCGATGGCGTGCTTGTTTATGCTTCTCAGGAGTGGCTGATGTGGAAATTCGGGAGCGCCGTTTATACGCCAGCTACTGGTCCAGTAAAAAAATTTGTCCCTCTGCTGTTTTATCCGAATAGAGACCCCAAAGAACTTTTTGCTAAAGTAATGCTCGGAGCCACGGATGAGGTGTTCCAGCTCGAAACATGGCACGACTTCAACTCTTCAGACAATGACCCACTGGCCGCGTCTGGAAGTTGCAATGTGATAATGCCCCAGGGCGCAGCTCTTAGACCTGGCCACACCGCCGTATGTGGTCCACTGCCAAATTATTTTTTTGGTGGATATCTAATCACGGAGGTGAGTTTCAGTGAGGGCTCTCCGGAGTCTGCCAGAATCTCGTTTCGCACTCCAGAAGAACCAAAGGACCAGAAAGGCAAGCCAATTAATCCCAAAGTTGGCTCTAGCCCTGGTATTTTTTAGGCATGCTGTACGACCCATCGTCTCGGTTTTCTAATTCAAAGAAAGCATCCTCCAGAAAACCAACACCAGGAGGCCTGTACTTGGGCACTGTTGTTCGGGTCGGCGCTCAAGGGGTATTCGTAAATATTCCAAAGGTGGCTGCACAAACAATTTTTGGGCCATGCACGGTTTTTTGCACGTACCCAGCAGCAGGGCAGAAAGTGCTCTGTGGATTCCTTGACAATAGATTTGAAGAGGTCGTCATTCTTGGAAGAGAAACTACTAGTAAAATTATTAAGGAGGTCGAAACACCAGCAACGGCAACGGATGCAGCAAATAAAAGTTATGTTGATTCCGTTATACAAAACCTCAAAAACTACGTTGACCAGAATTTCGACTAACTTATGGACACACTGAAATTACCAATGACTTTTGAACGAGGCAGGGCTGCGGCCCTGTCTGAAGGCACGCGCCCTTACTATTCGCAGATAATTGCTTTAGCTTGCAGAATTGAGCGTGGAGAATTGCCGCTCGAGAGAACTTATGGAACAAAAGACCCAACCTTTGCACAGCTGAGAGAATCTGAAATCAGGTACACAATCGGTCAGTTTTGGCCAGAAATACAACTGACACTTGTTGCCCGAGATAGACCAAAAAATACTGGAGAACAAAGAATTCTTGTTGATTTCGTGGTTGGTGGTCGATAATGCCCTCACCAGATTTTTCAAATTACATTGACCTTACAATTAACGATAAGCAACCTGGTGACTTATACGACGAATCGGTTGACTATGCCCGGTTGGCAATGCCAGAATTCTCACCCCGACCTGGAACAATTGAAGATGCAATTCTTCAGGCCGCCGCATATGTCGGTTCGGTCAATCTCGGAAATATCAACCGCTTGCCGGATGGAATCATGGAGGGTGTTCTCCGCTACCTGGATATTCTTCGCAAAGAAGCAACGTTTGGTTCAGTTGAATTGGAGTTCACGCTGTCCGAAAATGGTGGAACCGTCCCCGCGAGCACTCTCGCGGTGTACGAAATTGTTAGTGGAGACGACATTATCCAATACCCATTTTCTACAGACAGCACAGTAGTGGCTGATTCTGCTTCTGCGACAGTAACTGTCAACGCCACATCGCTGACTGCTGGGATTCTTCCCACAATCGCATCCGGAACTCAGCTAATACTTGCCCAGCCAAGTGGAACAATTTTAGATGTTGTTACAAGCAGCAATGTCACGCAGGGTTCATTGGCAGAAACAACCACTGAGTACTTCAGTCGTGGAACGACCCACCTGGAAAGTCTTAGCTCGGTTCTTGCCACCGCTGCTCAGGTGGAAAACTATGTTCTCACGAATTTTGTAGATGTTCATAGATGCAAGGTATACGACGTGTCTAGGGCCGCGTACCACTCTGCTTCTGCTGGTGTTCTCAATGCCGTCAACGATAACTCAGATGTTGCTACCGTTTCTACAAGTGCGGATTTTATAGACCTGTGCAATGACGTAAATACGGATTTGTTCATGGTTTTGGGACCAGATTTTTATGGCGACAATACATATCAGAGCATCATCAAGACTGGTGTTTACCAGGGCGCCTCATCTGGAAGTTCTAGCGTTACCTACACAAATATAAACACTGCTGCAAGTGGAAACGCTGGCCCGATATCGGTGCTGTCGATGAATTCTATTGAGCATGCCCTGGAGGGGGACTCGCCGGGATTCTTTGTTATTTTTGCGTGCGACTCTGGTGGCTCTCCTCTTCCGGATTCACTCAAGACAGAAATCATCGACGCCGTGGCCCTCAGGATTCCAGCCGGTATTGAATTCGAGCTGTTGGATGCCTACCCATTTGACATATCTATTGTTGCCACAATTTCCATAAATCCGGAATTTGGCGCCAACTCCGTTGCTACGAACGTTGCTAGCGCAATCGAATCTTATCTGTCCCTGGCAGAATGGCCGAATTGGAACACTACGGTCAGAATATTTGACATAGTTATCTCCGCAAGCAGGGTTGCTGGTGTTGATTATGTATACAGCGTTACCACAAGCGTTCCCAGCTATCCTGCTGCTGAGTTCCCCGGGAATGAATTGCTTGCAACGGAAGTAAATCTTAACGGAAGCTTGATTGCGTATGAAATTGGTTATTTTGGAGTACTTCCGAGGGCGTCTGTTGAAATTGTGGTGCTCTAAATGCCTGGTGTACAAAACCGCCTAACAGATTCGCTGGCAAAACTTCAGTCTATTTATGCTGAGGATTTTTGGCAGACATCGACTCTCAACTATGAGGTGGCTGGTTCATCTGAGCTCTTCGACGGATTTTCTGAATTCAAACAATTAAAACTATCAATACCAGCCGGTAATCAATCTGGTGTTCTCTACCACGAGGACATACAACTTAGGGCTGCTGATGAAGATATAGATATCGTTTTTCTTTTTGCGGTTAAAATGCCATCTGGTGGAATTGTTGCATGCACTATCGCCGACGTGAACCAAGTGAGCGGCACAACAACGGTTACGTCGTTAAACCTAAGCCAGTCAGATGCTGTAATTAACGCCCCCGGAATTCTTTCTCCGCAATGGAACATATTCCGTAGTGACATGTTTCAAATACCGGCAGGACAACTTTTGCCTGCGGTAAACATCGAAATTGCATTTGAACCAAATGACCCAACCGAGGATTTCTATTTCACAACACCGGCAATTTATCCGGCCTATGAATTTGGCTCGGTAAATCTTGCCGTTCCAGCAATTGCTTCATTCCTCCCGGATGTCATGTTTCAGGCAGACCTCGATGCAGAGACGACTCCAGATAGGGCAATGTTGCGCCTAATTGATATTGCGTATTTGGGCCTAGGCGAATCAATGCAACTCACTCAGGACTTCGCCTACATAGACACAGAAGAAGGCTATGACCCCAACATTGACACAACCAAGAGCCAATTAGTTAATTCTTCAGTTGCCGACCTTGACACATTGATTTGGTTGTGCAAATTTACGGGAACACAGCCAATAACTCGATTCAACTTTTCACCAGAAACTGTTGCTGATGCTTTTGTTCTTGACTCAAGCGATTTGGATTCTGGTGACCAGCTACGTCTGACAAGTTACTCGGAACTAAATCCTCCGATTCTTGACGTCCAGGCGCAGGAAACTCTACTCCGATGGCAGCTTGATACTGGGTATTATGGCAAAAATGCTGGAACTGCGAGCGCTATAACTGAGGCCGCAAAACTGCAACTCATCAACAATAAAGAAGTCACCGTCAATTACGATTATGCGACAGAGCCATTTGTAATAAATATTCAAACTAAATGGTCAGAAACACTTGGTGCTATTGGCCCAGAGGTTATTGGTGAATCATCCCAAATCGTGCTTGAGTCAATTGAGCCAGCAAGACCACTCGGTACAAAAATCACTCACGAGTACGTGGAGTAAATATGCAAGAAGATGACGACCAAACCCTGCAGAATCTCTTTAACTCAATAATGAAGAACATCATGCCGTCAAGACTTGTCACTAATTTTATAATCGTTGCCGAGGTGGCAGATGAGGAAACTAGCGAGCTATCTGTATCTGTTTCAGAAGGACTGTCTCCCTGGGCGGCAGATGGAATGCTAAGGTATGCGCAACAAATGATGATGACTGGTGATTTTAACCGTTCAGAAGATGAAGACCTGGAAGATTAAGTAAAGGCGTTGTATGAAGTACAATAGTAAATCAACGATTTTTAGCAGGTAATTATGGCTATTCAACAATTTACTGCGGGCCAGACGCTGACTGCAAACGCTATGAATACGCTCCAAGCGAGCGATTATAACTACACAAGAAAAGTCGTTACGGCTGCCACATACACAACGGTCTTGGAAGATAGGGGGCAGCTGCTTGAGTTTCAAAATGCAGGCGGAACCACTGTCACCATTCCCCTGAACTCATCGGTTGCGTATACCACGGGAGACGTCTTAGAGATAGTGAATGGCTCAACGGCCACAATAACCATAGTTGGCGATGTCGGAGTAACTATTGAGGCAACCGGAGACATTACATCACTAACTTCAGAGTGGCAAAAATGCCAACTGGTTAAGCGCGAGACAAACAATTGGCTACTTACAGGAATCACCTCAGTTGCAATTCTTGATGCAGTAATAACTGATGCCGATGTCAGTCCCTCTGCCGCAATTGCCAAAACAAAAATTGCAGGAACTGCAATTACCGCAGCAGATACCGGAACCGTTACAAGCGCGATGATTGTTGATGGGGCAATTGTTAACGCAGACATAAACGCTTCTGCAGCAATAGCTCTGTCAAAACTAGCTACTGGCTCATCTGGGCAGTTGGTTGTTCATAATTCATCAGGTGTGCCAACTGCAATAACTGCAACCGGAGATGTAACTATCGATTCTTCTGGTGTTACGTCGATAGCTTCTGGCGTAATCGTAAACGCGGATATTAACAACTCTGCAGCCATTGCCTACAGCAAACTAAACCTTTCTAACTCCGTCACCGCCACCGACCTTGCCTCCGGTGCGCCAAGGGCGGGTTTTCGTTCTAGCCAAAACCAACAAACTGGGACAACGTATACACTTGCACTCAGCGACGTTGGCGGACTTGTCGAGCTCAGTAACACTTCAGCGATAACAGTAACAATTCCACTCGATTCGAGTGTCGCCTTTGCTGTTGGTGACAGAATAGATATTATACAAACAAACACTGGCCAGGTTACTGTCGCCGGCGCAGGTGGTGTAACCCTGAATGCATATGACAACCAGTACAAACTAAATGGTCGCTGGGCAGCTGGGACCCTAATCAAGCGTGCCGCCAACACATGGGTGCTGATAGGTAATATCACTTCATGATTCCGGGAATTGTCGATGGAAGTGGCGGCAAAATTCTCGCCAGTACGAGCGATGATTTTAATCGCGCCAATAGTACTGACATAACAGCCACCGGAAAGAACTGGCAGGAAGTCAAGGGCGATTGGGAAATTGTTAGCAATAGGCTTGCTGCCGTATCAAGCGTGTCAGGTAATCCAATAGCAATACTCAAAATAAATAATAAAAACGCTCAGGTGAGAGTTGATGGAGTTTCTGGAACTGGAGATGGATGGGGTGTTTCGTTTTGGGTGGTTGACTCAGACAACTGGTGGTCAGCAACCACAAACATGACTCAATCAAGCGTTCAAAATCCGGCATTTTCTGGGACTACTCAGGTGTTTGTTGGTAATGCATGCGGCGGTAGCGCTGGCGCAGGGGCGTGGAGCGGACCAACGTATAACCTTGACAGCAGCGCCCCCCCTTATGCCGGAACCTGTTACAGCGTATGTTGCACATCCATAACTGAGGGTACCCCTGAAGATGGTTGGTACTACGACGTATATGGTTCGCCCTGCTATTCAACCAACCCGAACTGTAGCCCATTCGTCTCTAGTTCATTCGGTCCTGGTAATGAGACCTGTGGGTCTACCTGCTGCTGTTCGTATGTTGTAACCACCCCAGCTGGACCACCAACATGTAATGGTCCGTATATTTGTAACTGTTGCCTTGCTTACGGTGTAAACGACTCGGGGTGCCCTGGTCAGTGCGCAAACGCTGGCCCAGTTCCGCAATACCAAACACAGACTGTCAACTACCCAGAAACACGTACGTGGACATATGTGATGAGCGCGCCAATTCGCAAGTCTGAAAATGGGGTTGTTACAACAGTTGCCACCCCTTCCGTTTCTTACTCTCAGACGGTTGCAGCTACAGCTGCCGCGTCTTATCCAACAAGACCAACTTCTATAACAATTACCACAAACGGCGAGGGCATCACCCTGAGCGCCCCTGGCTCGGCTGGTGGAACCATTTCCACAACCCATACAGCAACAGGGGCAAACAGGGGGAAAAAGCACGGTGTCGCAATCGCCCAAGCCTCTGTCGCCCAGTCAACATCTGTAGACAATTTTGTGTATACTCAACAGCCGTGACAGATAACGCAGACATTCTCCCCCTTGCAAAACAACGGCTTGATATATGTCGCGTCTGTCCGCGCCTTTTTAAGCCTACAATGCAGTGTAAGGAATGTAAGTGTTTTATGAAAATCAAAACAGCAATCAAATCGGCCTCGTGCCCTTTGGGAAAGTGGTAAATCATGTCATTCGAAATTATTGGAACAGCAAATGGCCCGCTCATCAAGTCTGGAGATGAAATTTTCACACTCCAAGAGGTTCCTGAATTGATTGAATTGGCCGAAGCGCATGACACATTTGTTCCAGAGTTGAAAGTTCACATTGCGAACGGAATGATTGCCGCCGCCCAGGGATGGTCCGAAGCGCTGATAGATGACATGAACTCTCAACCATACAGCGTACGGCTTACGGCCTATCAAAACGCTGGAGCATATTTTAGGTCTTTTGACGGTCAGTACAGAAACTACCTTGCACAAAAGGCTGCGGCAGAAGCAGCAGAATAGTATTGGCCGCCTTCAACTAGAGCTAGGGTTTAACTCAAATATCGGCCAAACGGAGGAAAAGTGGCATCTCATAAGCTCTCGGAAGAAGAAATAGAAATAGTAGATAGACATACGCCAAATTTTTCTTGGTTCACACTTCTGACCGGAATTGGCTTTATATCACTATTTGTTGCATCAACAATTCTTTCTGTTCGTAATTCAATCCCGCTATGGTTTGGGTTTTGCCTCAATATGTTAAGTTTCACAGCGATGTTTGTGACTATTCACGACTGCATGCATGGTCAGATTTCTCAAAAAAACAAAAAACTGAAATGGATAGACAAAACAGTTGGAACAGTAGCCGGGCTGCTGGTGCAGATGGAATTCAGCGGATGGTGTAAGCAGCATGGCGCACACCACAAAGCAACAAACATCCCAGGCGAAGACCCAAATTGGAGATATCACAAGAACGCGTTTGCAATGTGGAAGCAAACCGCTATCGGATATTTGATTTTGCACATATATGCAATACCGATTATTGGAAAAAAAATATGTTCCAAATTTATCCCTCCGTGGAAGTATGAATATTTTAAAAAATTTATGCCAGTGGAATGGACGTATCAACTTTTAGCAAATTGGTCAATATTTTTTATTGCCGTATTCTATGGATACGGCAAATACGCCCTGGTTTTGTGGATGCTCCCATCCCTTGTTTCAAGAGTGAGAATGCATTATCAGTTCATTTGGTCTCCGCATAAAAATTTGACATACACAAACGACTACCTAGATACAGTTCTGCATATTCGCCCATATGGTGTTGATAGAATTTGGTGGAGAGCCCTTCTCGATTATCACCTAATACATCATCTATACCCGCAGGTTCCAAGCAATAAGCTTAGGGGCGTGTACATGGATGTAAAGCATATATTGAAAGAAAATGGAACAGAAACAATTCGCGGTTGGGGTTGGGAAAACAAGAATGGAGTTGTGTGACATGAACGATTCAATCAATAGCAAGTACATCAACAGATTCTGTTGGCCCCTGCTAACCGAATGGGTATTTGCGTTGGTCTTCTATTTTGGAGCCATTGCAATGTCCATTACGGGCTCCATATCCCTTGTTGTTGGTTCAGTGACTGTTTGTTTGTCTTACTTTGCATTGTTCAATTCGATGCATGCGGCAGCTCATAGGCATTTTTCTGGAGGTCTTAAAAAGCACCGTTGGATTGATAAAACAATTGGAAAAATTTCTGGTCTGTTAATTCAAATTCCATACGGTCCGTTTGCAAAAATACATATGGAGCACCACAAAAACACAGGAGTGTTTGGCTCTGACCCAGATTTCTTGCCATTTCCTTCATTTAGGATGATGAATAAGTATTTCTTTATATCATATTCAGTCCAGGTTGGAGCAACAATTCCATTTTTCAACAAATACATGATTAAGAGACTTCCAAAAATCATCAGACAAAGACTTGAGGCAAGGAAGGATAAAACCATCAGTAGACAAATAGGGTCTACTGTCATCATCCTTGTTGCAACTGTTGTTTCTGGTTATGGAGCTTATGGATTGTGGCTATTCTTTTTTCCTTTTATTCTGCAACGCTATTTTTTGATTGCATGCTTTATGTGGCTGCCACACCTATCGTTAAAATCCAGTAAATATGAAAACACGCGCAGTTTGATAACTCCGGTAATCAATAGACTTTCGTTCATGAAGCTGGTGGATTTTCACATGGAACACCACCTTTACCCATCGGTTCCATCTTCATATTTGCGAAAACTGCATTTTGAAATATCTGGGGAGCTTGACGAAAATAAGGCAGTTTACGTAGGCAGATTTAGCAAAAAGCCTTGGAGACCAAGTCGCGCGGGTGCGGCATCCCGATGATAGTCAATTCCGGTGTTAGCATCGCCATATGGAATTAGTTGGAACATGGTTCATAACCGCCAGCTCCCCACTCGGCAAAGAAACCTATAACCTTCGCCTTAATAGCGATGGCTCTGGGTCCATTTCGCACGATAGGGGTGTTGTCGAATTTAAAGACGCAGTAATTGAATCTAGTGACGATTCGATGTGCGTTGAGATATCCGGAAAAACAGACATACCGATGACTGTGGATTATGTTTGCAAGTTTGATTCAGTTGGCAAGTCTTTGAACGGATTTGTTCAGATGGGTGAATACGCAAAGATTGACATCAAAGGGGTGAAGATATGAACATTTCTTCGGTTTTTGACATCCCACTAAAATCAATCGACGGTACGGCAAATGTCACCAATGACGCCAGGGGCAAGGTTTGCTTATTTACCAACATCGTCACCAAGGCTGGGTATGCGCCAAAATGTAGTCCCATCTGGTCATATGCAAGAGCTGCTCGTCAGCTATGGGAACTACAGAAAGTTCACGAAATGTTTGCAGACAAGGGATTCACAGTTATCGCTTCTCCATGTAATCAATTCGGAGAAATGGAGCCTTCTGACAATGAACAGATTGCTGCGTTTATTCGGGATGCCTACCCATTTGTTACTTTCCCAATCACCGAAAAAATCGAAGTAAATGGCCCCAATGAGCACCGTGTATGGAAGTTCCTGAAGGGCGATGTTGTTCGCGCCTTCGACGACAACAAAGCTGATGGTTCAGAAAGAGCTGCTGCTGGACAAAATCTTGCAGGACAGGCAATTATGCGCATCCCCCACAACTATGAAAAGTTCATTGTAAGCAGAGGGGGCCAGCAAGTTGCGCGGCTCAATTGGGCAGACCTGCCACTTGCCGATAAACCGCTTGCAGCAGGTTCCTCGTGGACCGTTGTGGAGGCGGTAAAATTTCTAGTTGGTTAACTATGAAAATGCCATCGACTCCGGATATCGGAGAAAAAGAACTTGAGGAAATCTCTAAGCTCACCGTTGACGACCTGGGTGGCGGAATTGTCGTCTTCAGAAACGCCTTCAGCGTTGAGCAGGAAATCTTGCAACATATTGACGAATGTGCAGCAGAGGCACATAAGACGAGATGGGAGTATGTCACGGGCGAAGACGGAGTCCAATACGGCATAAACGAGGATGGCTTCAGGTATCGCCTGGAGGACGTCCCAAACGCGCCTGTGAGGCTCCTGGAGCCCGTTAACGAGCAAACTGGGGAATATGCCACCCAGTACTTCACATACCTCGAGGACGTCATCTACAAGTGCCTGATTCGCTATACGGATATGTTCCCGTTGGTGGTCGGGAGCCTTTGGTGGAGGACAAGGGGCCATGTCCTTAGATATGAGGGAAAGGGGATTCTTGGCTGGCACCAGGACAACGACACGAACTACAAGGTGACGAATGGGGTTAGGTATATGCCTCGCGGCCAGGTGGCTCTACGCCAGACAGCTGGAGCCCTCGCTTATTTTAACGACTGTGTAGATTCTGTCGATGAGCTGGATGGAACCAACTTTGCCGGAGGGCATCTTAAGTTCGCCTATCTTGGAATTGATTACAAACCCCAAAAAGGTGACATCATCATGTTCCCAACAAACTACATATGTGCCCATGGGGTTACCCAGATGGAGGGCGGTGTCAGGTATGCCTATCTCTCGTTTTTTGGGCAGGGTGGCACGGACGCTTCGGCGAATATACGAATTAAAGAGAAAGATTCAAGTCGACAATGGTGTGAGCCTGTGTGGTTTGACAGCATCTATGATGACTACGAGCGATATTGCAAATCGCCATATTCGATTTGGTCTCACCCGACCCCAGACCTCGAACTCGGCTCTAATCCTGTATTTCAAAATAGATGCGTCACTCAATACGGAGAAACGCATATTGCGCAGGAGGTGAACCAAGTTGAAACGATATGAAGTCGACACCCCAGAACTTACCAACGAAGTACTCGAAGAAATAAAGAATCTGCGGTTCACGGACCTTGGTGGAGGCGTTGTTGTATTCCATGATGTGATGGACGTCGACCTTGCATTTATTTCTAAGTGGATAGACCGCAATGCTTTGGCTGCGCATCAGCAGCGATGGAAGTACGACATGGATATCAACGGTGTTGTCTACGCTAAAAACGAGGACGGCAATAAGTTCTCGATAGAACAGGTTGAAGCTGTTCCAGTTCGTGTTCTAGAGCCAATTCAAGACCACACCGAACAAGAGGTGGTGGACATTATCCGCGGCTGGGAAGACGCAATTTACAAGTCGCTTATTAGATATATTGATATGTTCCCCCTTGTGGTTGGGACGATATGGTGGAGAAACAGGGGCCATGTGCTTAGGTATGACTCCGGTAAATACCTTGGTCTGCACAATGATAATGACACCAATTACAGAGCAACCGGGGGAGAGCGGTACATCCCATACGGACAAGTTGGCGCTCGACAAACGGTTGCGGTATTGCTGTATATAAATGACTGCGTTGAATCGGTTGATGAGCTCGATGGCACCAACTACAGCGGTGGAGAGCTTTACTTCCCGTACCTAAACATAAGTCATCGGGCAAAGAAGGGTGATGTAATTATCTTCCCTACAAACTATGTCGCTTCTCATGGGGTTAATACGGTAACCGGTGGAACAAGGTATGCCTACCTTGAGTTCTTCTCCCAGGGCAGCCCTGATATAAATGCCAGGATTGAAGTTGCCGAACCTGGCGACGTGGGCACATGGTGCATGCCTCATTGGATAGACACCGTTTACGACGACTATCAGAAGTATTGCACGTACGTAAACAAACCAGAGGTTCTAGTGCGGAACCTTGAGGGAGAGAAGGGGTACATACACCCCTTGAATATGGGTTCGCAATCTGATGAATAACGTTGGAATAATCTCGATGGGGGGCATGGGAACCACTATCGCCCACAGCATCCACAGTTCTGGAAATACAGCGCATTGGTCTTCGGAGGGGCGTTCTAAACGGACCCTGGATAGGGCTCGTCAAATATCGTGGGCCGTAGAGCATGGGACAACAAAAGAACTTTTTGAATTATGTGA